TGCCGACCCAGATTTGGCGTTCGATCACGCATATGATTACAAGACTACCTTGAGTCTAGGTGAATCGGCAGAACTGGTATTTCAAAACGCCAATCGGACATCGCTTCGCACCCCAAACATGACCGAATATTCGATCCTAACTCAGGGTTACGCGGATGCAAGATACCAACAGACTCCTAACGCCACCTTTACTGGCAATTTTACAAGTCAAGACGGTAAGGTCGTCAATGTGGCGAATGGTATCATTACATCTGTTGTGTAATATCCAAATGCAGGGGGAGTGACTCATGTTTGGCGAGCCATTTGGCGATGTTTTTGGCAGCGACTCATACGAATCGCAAGTGGTAAATCAAACTCCTCTACCTTTCCTTGAAGATCTCATTACCAGACGTGGGAGATACACAAATCCTAATGGTAATATCTGGTTTTTAGAGAGAAATGGTGCTCGTATCGTAGAGCCTTTAATAGGTGAACCTGACCCCAATACATTCAGGGGCGAATACTATTACAATAGTGTAGAAAATATGTTGTACAGAAAGATTAAGACTATAGCTGAGACTTTTGTCTGGAAAAGAATGATATGAAGTGGTGAATTATATGATTCTTTTTGTTCGGTCTATCATATTGTCGGCTCCTGTAAATATATGTTAACCATACGGAGAAGGATTATATGCCCAGTAACTGGCTTGTCTTCGACAGAATACGTGCTTTAACTAAATCAGCGAATGTCTTTAGAGCAGACAAGATTTTCCAGGATCAGTCTAACCTTGACAGGCTCACAGCTGGCGGGGATTTTTTAGATTTTAGCAGCCAGGCGGCAATCCTTGATCAGACCAATCTTCAGATCAATCGTCTGGAGCGATATAAAGATTATGAGCAGATGGATCAGACTGGTGAGATTAGCTTAGCTCTAGATTTATATGCAGATGAAGCATCACTGGTCGACTCTGAGAAGAAGCATACTTTAATCATAAAAGCTAGAAACAAGCGGTTAAAGCATGAGCTAGAGGATCTATTCTACAATATACTTAGATGGGATAATTTTTGCCGCCCCACAATGAGATACTTGTGCAAATACGGCGACGCTCCTTTTGAGATCATTTTAGATCAGAATCGTACATCAGTCGCCGCTCTTCGGTTTATGAATGTTTATAATTTTACACGGATAGAGACCAGGTATGGTGATCTGATTGGCTTCTTTTACATGGACGCATTGTTTCCAAAGCCCGTGTTTTTGCATCCTTGGCAGGTGATGCACCTTAGGCTCACTAGCTTTGAAAACATTTACCATCCTTATGGTAGAGCGATCCTTGATGGTGGCAGGAAAGCGTTTAAGCAGTTGCGGTTAATGGAAGATGCTGCTCTCATTTATCGTATAACACGTGCTCCCGAGAAGAGGAAGTTCACTATACCTGTTGGAAATATTCCGGCTAAAGAGGTGCCGGAATACATGCAGATGGTAGCGAGAACGTTTAAGCGACAGAGGTTTTACAATCCTTCTACCGGGTCGTTTGATGAGCGCTATTCGCCGTTGATTCAAGAAGATGATTTTTTCTTACCTAGGCGCACAGATGGTTCTGGTCCTGACATTGATATTCTGCCTGGCGCTGAGAATCTTGATCAGATTAAGGATATTGAATACTTTAAAAAGAAAATGATTGCCCCGATGAAGATACCATTCAATAGAGTGGGAATCGGTGATGGAGCTGGTGAGGCGAATGAGAAGACGCTATCGCAGTCTAGCAGCGAATTTGCTAAAGCTGTTCAATGGGTACAGCGTGAGGGGGTCAATGGACTGACAAAAGTCGCTATTGTCCATTTGGCTTTGCGTGGTTATGGTGTAGAGGATTTGAAGGGTTTTGAGATTTCTTTTACCGCCAATTCTGCGTTGGAAGAGCTTTATCGAATTGAGACTTGGCAGACTCGTGTTAGCGTTATGAGTGATTTAAAGGATCTTGGATGGTTCCCTAAAGAGTGGATTGTGACGCATTTTACTGATCTTTCTCCTGATGAGATTGAGGAGATTAAAGAGTTAGAGGATGCAGAGGTAGAAGGTGGCGGTGGTGGAATGGGCGGTGGTGGAATGGGCGGTGGTGGCGGTGGTGGTCTCGGTGGGATGCCCGATTTTGATCTTGGTGGAGAAGAGGGTGGGCCTGAAATTGGTATGCCTCCATTAGACCTTGGGGCAGAGGGTGGTGCCGCGCCTGCTGGCGGTGAGGTTGGCGGAGAAGGAGCAGGTGGAGAAGGTGCTGGTGATGCTGGGGAGGCTGTTGATGCTGGTTTAGGGGCTCCAGCTGAAGGATATGATATCAGTGCTGATAGGCGGTTGATATTGGAGATCAGAAAGAGAGAGCTTAAGAGCAGGAAGCGTAAGGTTATGGCATCAATCGCCGAACGACTTCATAGGGACTATTTTAAGGATGTTCCGTCTTATACTAATGGCTATGAGTATTTTATGGCCAGCAAGGAATTTGATGGCTTATCGAAGCGTCCTTCTAAAAATGATAAAATATTCAATGACGATGGTTCTCTGGCTATTAAAGATCCGTCTAAGGATGATCAGTGTTTGGTGGAATGGACTGTTGATCCTAAAGAGCGTCTTGAAGCTATCAGAGAGAATTACAATCTATTGATTAGTGATTCAGTTGTGGTCGAGGAGAAAGTTGCTGAAATAACTGACAGGGACCTTCCTCGACGTTGATCTTGGAATTGTTTTGGTGGGGAGTACGTGATTTCCCGTCAAATTTAACAGTAGTTTTAGTATGCTGATGTATGCATAAGGGGTTGTCTATCATGGCACAATATCAGAAATCTGTGGCTAATCCAACAGTTAAAATGGATAGTCGAAAGTTTCTGGGTGCACTAAATGAGAGTGCGCAGGCTCGTGTAGCGTTTTTCACTGACAAGGTACAGGAAATGGGTCGGTCGGCAGGACGCCAATGGCGTTTAGCTGCGCTCCGTAATAATGACCTCTTCATTGAAGACGTAAGAACAAACACATACTATCTCGCCGAACATAGCAAAACGCAAGGCAAGATAGCAATCAATAATATTAGATCCATCGAGATCTCCGAAGGCGAAAAAGCCGGACTCTTTGAAGAATCCTGTAACAGGCTCGTCAACGCTATCGAAGAAAATGACCAACGCGAAATGGCCATCGCCTTCAATAGAATGAAAGCACAGAGATTCACTGGTAAAACAGTACCAGCATCAGGAGTAGTACGAACAAGAGATGGCGTAACCCGCCACATCAACGTCAACAAAGGCATCCTGCCAGAAGACGTAAAAAACAGAATCGTAGCAACGATCGTAGAAGGTCTACAAGATAAAGTTATCGTCGAAAACGGTCATATCGAAGCAGCCTACTTTAATGACGGCCAAAGATTTAGACTGCCAGTCACCAAATGGGCCAGCAAGAAGCTAGTTGCAAGAAACATGAGAGAAGCCGCTGCCAATGCGTACTTCTCACTAGGATTCCAAAAACGAATCGCAACAGTAGCCAACTACATTGCTGAAGGAAAAATCGAAAAAGCAGTCATCGAAATCATGCCATTCCTAGAGGACATGGAAGAATTCACACTGCTAAACAAGAACCAAACACAACAGCTGGTAGAAAACGCGATGGCTGCGGCTGGCGTGTTTAACCAACAATTGTGTGACGACACAGCAACGCTGTTCTACCGCACCAATATGAAAGTAAGCCGAGACAAGATCCTCCGCGAATGGAAATCAATCGCACGAGCATCCGAACATTCGGTCCTTGCCGAAAATGTCATAATCCTGGCAGAAAGCAAGAATTTTGAGTCAGCTTACGACAGATTCCTGCATTTGGTATTCGAAGCCATCAGCAACAGAGAAGTAGCAGCTGAATCGCTCGCCACGACTCTCGAAGTGCTGAAAGACAAGACACCAAAAATCAAAGAATCCCACGAATTGTCGAGCAAATTGATGGGCTTGATCGACAGACTCAAAGGCCCAGACTTTGATGACGCAGCGATCTACGAAGCCGAAGATCTCATCGCCACAATTCAGGAAGAATTAAGCGCATCAGAATCTCTCCGCGATTTTGATAGCATGCCAGGTGATGCAAGCGAAGACATGCCATCTAATGATAAAGGAATGGACCTTGGTGCTAGCCCAATCAGCACCGGTAAAGGTGGCCAGCCTATCATCAATATCAACAGCCCCCTGATTCAGATCGGCGGCACTAGTGGTGCAGCTGAAGAAGAAGACGAATTGGGCGGAATGGATTTTGAAGATGAGACACCTGAAGAAGAACCATCAGACGACGAGTTCGGTGACCTTCTTTCCGGCGATGAAGATGAACTTGCTGCCCCAGCAGCTCCCGCTGCTCCTGCAGCGCCTGCTGCACCAGCTGCTCCAGCAGCCCAAGCTCCTCCTGCCGGTGGGCCTCCTAAGTTTGAGAGCCGTTCACGTCGTGGCAATAGTTTCAGCGAATCCCGTCCCAAGCCTTATGAAACGAACAGGATGTTCACTAATAAGGATGAAGAAGAAGATGATCTGTCTGGCGAGGACATTGAGGAATCTTCTGACCCATATTCATACCGTAAGGGCAATATCAAAGCCAATATGGTGATGGAATATGGCGCTCCAGCGATTAAAGATGCTGCTGATCTTGACAAAGTTGTTGGCCTGATGCAACGGCTTGCTATGGAGCACAAGCTCTCAGGCCAAAAACTGGTCGATAATCTGGATGAGATGGCGCAAGCTAGCATCGAAGCGATCGGACTCCGCCTGCCGGGTGCTCGGATGGAGTCAGCCATCGAACAAGCTGTGAACTATTTCTTCGAGTCAGAAGCTCCTTTTCCTGGCGCTGCTCCTCCTTTCGGCAAGAAGGGCAAGAAGAGCGAAAAGAATGAGCACGAGTCGGAAGACGAGGACGAATCAGACAAGCCTTGGGAAGAAGAAGGCATGGCTGAAGATCAGTACAAATCACCACGATACAAGAAGATCGGGTATGGCCGCGCCGCTCTGAGCACCAAGAAGGGTGTGAGCGAAGGCAAAATCACTTGGCTTGAATCTGACGACAATGCTATGCTAGGAAGCATCAACGGCGTCAACTTCATTTTCGACCAAGGCGATGGAGACGCTAGCCTCGATCCAGTAATCATGAGCGAAGACGGAAGCAGCGCTCAGATCCCAATCCCAGCTCGCTTGGTGAATAGCGCTTATGCTGCTGCAGGAATGAGCAAAGGTGATGCTCGTCCTTTCAGCAAATGGCTGAGCGAATCAATCGAGCAACTCAGACCAATCAGCGATGAAGAAGATTCAGTATTCAACGAAGCTATGGCTACTATTAGAACCTCACCGGGCGGTGGGTTCGAAATCGAACTGTCTGGCGACATTGACGTCAATATGGATGACGATGATGATGCTGATGACATGAAGCCAGTAGATTCAGTGGCCGCAGTCGATGCTTCTGATGCAGATGATGATGCTGAAGAAGACGAAGATGCCATGCCAAATTTTGAAGCCGAAAAGGAAGATTCGGCTGATGAAGACGACCATGAAGAGTCAGAAAAAGAATCTGACAAAGAAGAAGGTCTTGCCGAAGATATGGACATCACCGCTCCTGTCGAGACCAAATATGGCAAGGCCGCTAAAGGGAACAAGAGAGAATTCCCTGCCCATACTATGCCTAAAAAGAAGAGTGGGGACCAACTCGAAGGCATGGGTCCGGACCTGAAAAAAGATGACGGTTCTGGCTCCAAACCACCTGTTGCCAGAAAGGGCGGAACTAAATGATTAATTCTCGCAGGCCAAGCGGGCGTCAGGTAATTGACCGACGCCTGATAGCAGAGACCGGAGTTATTCCAGCCGGTCTATCAATGATCAGAGATACGGTCCCTTTCCATGTGCTAGACACAAAGAAAGCTGTGACCGAAGGAATAGGTGGAAGAGAAGAACCAGTGATGCGAATCACTGGTCTCATCCAACTTGGTGACAAAGAAAACGCAAACGGTCGGATTTATGGCACATCAGATGTTCTAAATCCAGCAGTAAGAGATATCCAAGAAGATATCTCATCCAGATCAGTCATGGGTGAATATGATCACCCCGCAGATGCTAAAATCCACCTAGATCGAGTTAGTCACTTGATGACAAAGATCTGGATGGAGGGAAGGAAAGTATATGGAGAGGCTGAGATTCTACATAAGCTTCCTCTTGGGGCTTGCCTTCGCGGGCTTTTTGAACACAAAGTGCAAGTGGGCATATCATCGCGTGGCGTCGGCGACATGGAAATCAGCGAAGAAAACGGAAAAGAGCTCTACAGAGTCCTTCCGGGATACTCGTTCGTGACATGGGACGTAGTCGCCGAACCAAGTGTTAATGGTGCCATCCTTAATATCCAGGAAGGTCTCAGCCGAAGAGTGAGACCAATCCAGGAGAAGAAGAGTACTTTTCGACCTGAAGTCTACCAAGACATGCTTGTTAAAGAAATAAACAAGTATTTTGGCATCAAGTAATGTATCCCCTGGGATTTTATCCTAGGCCCAAGGCCAACAGGAAACTGTTGGCCTTTTTTTTATAATCCGTGGCTTGGAAATACTTCGTATTATAAATATACTTAGGAGAACTAATATGATAGACTGGCAGCTCTCAGAATCTACGCTAGAAGTTGCGAAGAATAAAGACAAAATAATAGTAGTATGTGAGAAATGTAATAAGCCTAGAGAACAATTATACCAAGTGGCCAAAAGGAAGCCAGACCATATTTGTATGTCTTGTGTTAAACAGAGGTATGACAGCAAGACTAATGAAATAGTCACCTATACTTGTGTTGACTGTGGTAAAACACAAGACCAGCTATTTAGGGCCACTCGGTTTAAGAATTGGAGATGTCATCATTGTGCAATGATTCAGGGGCATAAGGATGGCAAGTTTATAGTTGTTCATAATACTCCATCCGAAGATGGCAAAAAGAAACTATCGGAGTTAGCAAAAGCTAGATGGGCTGATGATGGTTATAGAAAACAAATGTCGGAAAAGAAAGAATTATCTAAGGAGAAAAGGTCGGAAATATCTAAAGTGCTTTGGTCTGATGCGCAGAGATTAAAAATGCTGTCAGAATCTGTAAAGATGGCTTGGCAGAGGGAAGACTACTCTGAATTAAAAAGTAGACAGAGTAAAGCTTTGTGGGATGACGACGATTACAGAATAAAGCAATCGGCTGGGTATACTGAAGATGTTAAATCCAGAATGGCTCATGCTAGAGCTAATCAACCAAGAGAGAGCAACATTCAGAAGCTTTTATATAAATTCTTAGATGATTTAAATGTTAACTATCATAAGGAAGGCGATGACACTGTCATCGGCCCGTATGTTTTTGATTGTATGGTTCCTACAAAGTATAAGAAACTATTAATCGAATGCCAAGGCGACTATTGGCATACTCTAGAGAGAGCGCCAAGTAGGGACAGAGCTAAATTCACATATGTTGAGAAATATTTTCCAGAGTATGAGATAATGTATATCTGGGAGCATGAATTTTATGCCAAGGATAAAGTACTAGGGAGATTGAAATCTAAATTTGGTATAGATGTGAAGGTCAATGATTTTAATTTTAAAGACCTAAGGATTGCTCATGAAGTACCGTCAAAGACTTTAAATAGTTTTCTTGATGCTTATCATTATATCGGTAAGGGTAGATCTGGTAAATGTTTTGGTGCTTATTTAGGAGATGAGCTTGTAGCTTGTGCTGTATATGCTAATTTGGTTCGCCAGAACATAAGTCACCAATTTGATGGTAAGTGCTTGGAACTGGCTAGATTATGCATTCATCCGAGTTATCAAAAGCATAATTTGGCTAGCTATTTCCTATCTAAAACTTTTAAGCATTTGGATTGTGATAATATAGTAAGTTATTGTGATACTACTGTTGGTCATGATGGTGCCGTTTACAAATCTCTGGGGTTCAATATGCACCATGAGGTAGATTCCGATTATTGGTATGTGGACCAGAATGGTTGGGTAATGCATAAGAAGACTTTATATTCTAGAGCCAAGAGGCTAAGCACTTCTGAGAATGCTTATGCAGAACAATTTGGATACATTAAAAAATATGGCGGAAAGAAATTGTGTTTTATAAAATGTTTATAAAGTGTCAAGTCTTAGAATATCTATACGCCTGATTTATTATCTCACAGGAATAGTCACTACCATTAAAAGCTGTCTTATAAGAAGATGAGCAACCATCGATGAATCTATCATGGGTCTCACAATGGACGATATTAACCCGTTTAATCCATTCTTCATACGTGCCAGGTTTAAATAATTCCTTTTCTGAACCTTCGATGTCTATTTTCAGGAAATCGATATCAGTGAGGTGATAATCCTTAATAACGTCCATCATTGTAATACCATTAATACTGCCGTTAGAATTTGCAATGACCATTGTCCCCCAATCACCTCCGATTTTATCAGATATGCTTAGTTTACATGTCTTGTTCCAGATCCCCGCATTTATACAGGTAACTGATTTGTATGGGCTCGTGTTTAATAATAGCATCATGAAATTTTGCTGATCTGGTTCTATTGCTATTATTCTGGGTGATTTTAATATAGCTGCGAAATAAACTGATACATAGCCGACGTATGCGCCTAGATCCACCACTGTGTCTGGTACTGATTTTAGATTTTGGTATTCTTTTTCTTCAAAGACTTGTAGAAAATTATAGACGTCAGTGGTGGCTCTGCGGATATAAACTGGATGATCTAATCCGTGAGGAAGTATAGCGATCAGTGAATCATAACGACTTCCTTGTTCGCAGTAGCGTATAAAACTTGATATGTTGTCTGGGGTTATGGTGTTTTGATGAACTGGTTCGCATACCATTTGTGGCACCATTTTTCGTTGAGCGTTTGTGTGATATTCATGAGTAATGATCCCGCTGTAGCATTTCTTTAGTGGTTGGTCTTAGAGGTAGGCGCACATGTTTTCTTGGATGACTTAGTTTCCATAGCAGCAACTGGATTCGTAGTCGTATTTTCTGTTTTGGGCGATCCATTCGGGGGTATCCATGGTTTATAGCTTTTCTTCATTTGCTATTTATAGTTAAAGATATTATTGGAGATTGGTAGCTATCCTGCGTGATTATCGAGAAGGTTTTATAAGCAATCAGCTATATTTCTCGGTGAAAAATAGAGTATGCTGTAGTGGCTAAAGATGAACTTTGGCTATACTCACACAAACATAAGCTAGAGACTATCCGATATAGGGAGTTAGGATATGGATAAGATCAAGGGCCTTTTGGTTAAAGCCGGTTGTAAGCAAGAACTGGTCGAAGCCATTGCCGAATCACTAGAAAATTTTAAAACAGACCTTAAAGAAAACTTCACCCGCGAATACGGTGTGAAAGTTGAACAAGCTAAAAAAGTCTGTGTAGAAGAAACGGAAGCCCACAAACGTGAGCTTGCCCGTCGCCTCCAAATTTTTTGCGAGGCTAAGAGTGCTGCGATCGAAGCCCAGCTGACCAAGATGTCGGCACTTAGCGAATCTCAAGCGTCTGCCAAACTCAAAAACGTCAGAGCTCTGCTCGAAGGCGTCGAGTTGAATGGCAAGCGCGATGGAAAAACCGCTGCCGAAGTGGAAAAAGCTCAGCGTCAGATTAAGCAGCTCAAAGAAGAGCGAGACCGCGCAATCGCCGAAGCTAACCGCAAAACAGCGATTGCCGAAAAAGCTCTCAAACACAACCGGACACTGGTGACCGAAAACGCAAAACTCTTCGAGCAAAAGCCAACCGTCAAGGAAAGCCAAGCACGAAGATTAGAAGCGCCACGCAAATCAGCACGCCCAGCTACCACGAGAGCTACTCTTCTCGAAAGCCAAGACCGACGCCCAGTCCAACCGCGAGTAACCCAAAACACAGTAGCACGCCCCAACGGCAGCTTCAGCGTTCTGGACATCGCAGCCACCATGGACGTTGATCTAGTCTAACCCTGAAACCAAGAACCTGATTTTTTCCCAACCGGTACGGAGATTCCAAAATGTTACCACGTTCATCAGCTCGCCAAGGCCGACACATCACAGAAGGCCGACGCCCAGCAGCCGCCCAAAACGACCTGCACCGTCAATCAGTCATCCACGAAGGCAAAAAGAATCAGCTCGTCGGCAAATGGTCCGCCGTTCTGAACAAGTGCCAAGAAGTACCGAAGGCCAAATTCGGTCTCATGGCCTCCATTCTGGAAAACCAGTTCAATGCCTGGAACCCAGAAAAGCGCTCCATGATCCTGGAAGACCAAACCACCACAGCGAACATCGCTGACTTCACACGGTTTGCACTTCCCCTCATCCGCAAGTCATACCCCAAGCTGATCGCCGACAACCTGGTCGGTGTCCAGCCAATGAGCCAGCCAGCCTCGCTCATCTTCTACATCCGCTATCGCTACGCCCTCTCCAAGGGTGGCACGGTCGCTGGCACACAGATCATGCGCCAAAACACGGCCCAAGCTTACGCCCGTAACAACGGCTGGGCACTGGACCCATACTACTCCTCACAACAAGTCGTCGGCGAAGCCCTCACAATGGCTTCAGACCGAATGCAATTCTCAGGCGTCCTCGCCCACCGTCCAGTCCTCGCCGGTACTGTCTCAGTAGAAGTCTACTACAACACGACCGACTCAAACCCAAGCTGCAACGACGCCAAGCCAGCCTTCCGAGTCACCTTCGACTCAAACGGTGCGCCTGACGTTGCGCTCTACGACGGTGACACAAGCGACCTAGTAACCGACGCACTCGTCCTCGACGAAGCCACCACCAAGTTCGACCACACGACCGGCCAAGTTACTGTTCGTTGGAAGGGCGGCGGATGGGCAGCAGACGCCTACGCAGTCGTCAACTACGAGTACGACCTGGAATCCAACCCATTCCAACCAGAAGTCACCCTCAGCATCGACAGTGATTCGGTCTCCGCAATCACCCGCAAACTGAAGACCTCCTGGAGCCTCGAAGCCGCTCAAGACCTCAAGTCAGTCCACAACATTGACGCTGAGAGCACCTTGACCGACCTCATGGCCGACGAAATGGTTGCCGAAATCGACCGGGAAATCATCAATGACTTGATCATTGCCAGCTCGATCCGCGCAGACCACAACTTCGCAACAGCCGCAGGTGCCTCGGTTAACTTCACCGACCGTAACATCGCCCTGATGTACAAGTCACTCGAAGTTGCCAATATCATCCACCGGACCACACTCCGTGGCCCAGCCAACTGGATGGTCATGAGCGCCGACATCAGCTCCAAGTTCGAACAACTTAATGACTTCCGCGCTAGCGACGCCTTCAACACAGAAGGTGTGGATATCGGAATCATGAACGTTGGAACGATCCAAGGCAAGATGCGCCTCTACAAGGACCCATTGTTCCCGAACTGCAAAATCCTGATGGGCTTCAAGGGATCAAGCGTTCTGGATGCTGGCTACTTCTATGCTCCTTATATTCCGCTGCTGAGCACCCCTACGGTTCTCGACCCCAACAGCTACTCGCCATCTAAGGGCATCATGTGCCGTTATGGTAAGAAGCTGATTGAGGATGGCGGTCTGTACTATGCGACAATTAATGTTTCTAACCTGTGAGTTCTGATTTTCAGAAACAGTAAGGAAGCCACAAGACGCCCCAGAGAAATCTGGGGCGTCTTAGTATTTCTACTAAAAAATATGACAGAATATGGCAAAGTTATAGCTTGGTATCGCTTGATATAATATTAAGAATAATAGAAACTCAGTTGGTACTTTTATTAAAAAATATATTACGTACACGGTATGTGTATTTTATAAAAGTACCCATAGGAGATCGATATGATAGACAGAATCAGAGAGATGCACTCTAATGGTGCTACTCAGCAATCGATGGCGGAATCCCTAAATGTCAGTATTAAAACCATTAGAAGGCTAATGAAGAAGGCCGATTTGAAAGGCCATAGTGTAGGTGTTAGATCCTATACAATTAGCAGCACTATCTTTGACAATATCGATATGCCTGAGAAAGCCTATTGGCTTGGATTTTTGCTTGCTGACGGTTGTTTGGCAAAGTCGGCTGGTACGTTTCGGGCTTTGAGGTTGTCGATACAGGACAGAGATCAACTCCACTTAGAAGAATTCGCTAGATTTGTAGGATATAGGGGCAAGTTGCATGTGTCAAACCGGGACGGTCATAGGCGTGTTTCTGTCGTGTTTAACGATGTTTACATGGGCAAGAAGTTAATAGAGCTGGGCTGGCTTGATTATAAGACTGGCTTAAATTCGAGGATTCTTGATGTTATCCCTGACGACTTATTTTCTGTATTTGTTAGAGGCTATTTTGATGGAGATGGCTGCATCAGTTCTCAGAAAAGGTTACATCGCAAGAAAAGAAGGTGGTATGCGAATATCGTGTGCAAGTACGAGGATCATTTAGAAGCCATCAAGAATAGAATTATAGCGGATGGTGGGCCTGCCAATATCGTGAGGGATAGGAAAGGTGTTTACGCTTTAGTATATCCAAATCTCAAAAATGTGGAGACATTTCACAGCTATATTTATAAAAACGGCTACATGTATTGTCTTCTGCGAAAAAAGCTTAAATTTAATAGTGCGTTAGCCGTAACTGATGGGATAGAATGGAACAATATGCACGATTTTAGAATAACGTGTGTTAATGAGAATACTGAACAGATTATACTTAAGCGTTTACTATCAGAAGGATGGTCTAATCCAAAATATGATGTTTCTAAAGATTTAGAGGACTGCAAGAATATTAATCTTAAGAACTATCTCATTGAAGGCGAGGGTATCAGGAATGGTTTGGCACCTGGCAATAAAATCATATCGCATTACCAGCCAATTATTTTTCGTATAAGACAGAATAATACACCCTGTTTAGCCGATTTGATCAAGCATGAAAAGCATGTTAGAAGAGCTACGCAAGCGTTCTTAAAGCAAGAGGATAAGCTGTACCCGGCTAGGCTTCTCAGAGAGCTTAAATATACTGGTTTGTCTAGTGCTTCTTTGTTAAGTGTCCCAGTCATACTAGCGGCTATCAAGAATTTTGGTCTAAAAGGGAAATGGTTCGACCCTTGTGCTGGTTGGGGTAACAGACTTTTGGTTGCATATGTTTTAAATTATGAGTATGAAGCTACTGATCCTGGTGTGACTTTTGAGGGTTTAAAACGCATCCAAAAATTTCTAGGATCTGGATACGATATTCAAAATAAAAAATGGCAAGACTATGATTGGAAGAAGTCGGATTTTATTCTGACATCTCCGCCATTTTATAATAAGGAGGATTACTTGGATGGAGTTAATTTTGGGACTTATGAGAAGTGGGAATCGGCATTTTTCATGCCATTAATACGGAAATGTAAGGCCATGGCTGATCGGGTGGTGCTACATGTTGATAATACTATGTTAGCCTCTATAAA